AGTCTACCCCCGGTAGAGCCGGATCTCACCATGAACAAATGTGGCGCTCTGCTCTCGAAGGCTCGAGTAGATTCCACCCATTATTCCTCGAATGGTGGGAAGACGAAAGCTGCCAAGAAAAAGATACTAACTTCAAACCATCGTCAACTGAAATCGAGTACATGGAACGCCACGATGGAATGAACCTAAATAACTTAGCGTTTCGTCGTCGAGGACTAAACACCGAGTTTGTTGGAGACTCACGACTATTCTCGTGTAAGTACCCCTCGGACGCTTACGATGGTTGGTTGGGCACAACAAACCCCGTCATGCCTGCTGAGATACTTAAACCTCTACTCGAAAAAGCAGACATCGAACCAACGCTTGGACCATTTGCGTGTCACGAATTCGAACCACCAAAACCAGGGCATCAATACCTGGTCACGGCTGACCCCGCAGGCTTCGGTAGTACAGGTGATAAATCCGCACTAACTGTATGGGATGCCACAGATTGGAAAGAGATTGCTTTTTGGGAAGACCGTGAATCACCTGACCGGTTCGCACAACGACTTCAGATCGTACAAAAACGATACCTGGGCGCACTACTGGCAGTTGAGTCAAACGCTACAGCATGTATCGCGATCCTAAAAGATCAAGGAACAAGAAACCTACTCTGGACCGATAGCAATCACCCTGGTTGGTATGCAACACAAAAGAGACTACAAGAATCAGAGGCTCGACTGGTTCAAATGTTACGCCAACACGACCTCGATATACAAAGTCGTGGTATGTTGCACCAACTATTAAACTATGATGGAACACGAAAGAAGCGTGTCAGAGGGGAAGATGGCACTGTTCATCACTTCGACCGCGCACGAACAGCCGTTATGGCCGCTGATATTCTTTCTCGTAGACGTTTTGCACCACAGACAACTGAAGTAAAATCGGAATACATGCCAGGACAAGTTACAATCAAACAGCTTGATCGAGTCAAGGCACACAAGATTCGAGCAGCAAAAACACCTTTTAAACCCGCATCACAAATTTGGAAGTAAAATGGCCGACTACGAAAAAGCAAAACAAGCCGCAGCAAAAAAAGCAAAAGACGACGATGCTGCAACCGAAAAAGACATCAAAAGTAAAACCAACAAAGAACAAAGCGCTTTGTTGGATCGAATGAGAAAGGGTCTCAAAGAAGAAACAGGTGACCCCGGAATGAAAGAAATCGAAACCGCGATGGAAGGCGTAAAGGCTGAGCCTCTAGAAAAAGAATCTCCACCTACAGGGCTAAAGAAGCCGCAGAAAAAATAAGTCTTTTCAGGAGAAAATAACATGGCCTCTAAGCTGTCTAAACTTATTGATCGGCACCTAAATTACTACAAGCGTGCGGAGAAAAAAGACTTCGATAAAGCCCGTAGGTTTTATCGCGGTAACTTCTTTACAGGTACAGACAGCGATATCCAAGGTCTAAGCGGATCATCTTATCTCTGCTCAAAGAACATGATCTACGCAATCGCTGACACTGCCGTCAGTGCGTTGCTTGGACCCAACCCGTCTGTGGGTGCTGTTGCAAGGACACCTGTGTCTCAAGATGCAGCACCCGCAGTCACGGGACTGATCGAGTACGTGTTCGAGACAAACAAGTTTCGACGCAAAGCAGCTACATCACTAATCGATGCTGTTCTGTGTAAGCGTGGAATCTTTAAGACTGGATGGGATGCAAAGAAAGACATCCCGATCATTCGGGCAATCAATCCCTCCAGTGTCTTCTTTGACCTCACAGTAAGAGACGCAGACGATATTCGATACTGGATTGAAGCTACCGTAATTTCATACGATGAATTCAAAGCCCGCGTAAAGTCAGGTCAGTACAAATCTGAATTAGTCAAGGAAGTCACACCCGACCGTTACCCCAAATGGCTTCTCGACGAGAATCAAAAGAGCACCACAGACACAGTACGTGATGCGTTTCAATGGGTGACAATCTACGAATACTATGACCGCGAACGTGGCATCATGCAGCACTACGTCAAGCAAGCCGATGCCGTCGTGTTCGAAGATAAGATCGACTACATTCCGTACAGCATGTACACACTAAACCAATCAGGTATCGATTGCCTGGGGCTCAGTGAAGTACAACTTGTACTCAAACAACAAGAAACCATCAACGATCTGCTGACACACATGAAGCAGATCACATACCTGCAAATTCCACGGGTGATGTATGACTCAGGTCGAGTCAGCGAAGAAGACCTGAATAAAGCTGTAGAAGCTTCTGCTGGATCATTCATCGGTATCAACCCATCAAACAGTGAAGCCCTGAGAAGTTTGGCGACTCTTTTCTACGAAATGCCCATCCCAGATAGTCCCGCAGGTGTTAAAGAATTCATCGCTCGACAGGAAGACGATGCTGCTTTTATTTCAGCACTTGCTGAAGCCGCCAGAGGCCAGGTCGCTGGGGCACGAACAGCAACAGAAATGGCCATCATCGATGCCCAACTACGAACCCGTCTCGCAACAAGAGAGGGTCACCTTAATGACGCGCTTGAAGACGTGGCTAAAAAGGTTTTTTACCTCTGTAAAAAGTATATGCGTGACGCGCGACTGATCCGTATCTCTGGCGGAAACAAGTGGGAACAACTGAGTCACAAAGACTTGATTGATATTGATGTCGATTTTCAAATGATCGGGTACAACCCCATCCGAAGAAACCCCGGAATGATGGCCGAGACATTGATTCAAATGCTGCCATTCTTATCTCAAAACCAAAATGTCGACGTACGACGGCTCACGGAAGAAATCTTGGGCAACCTCGGACTACCAAACCGAATCCTTATTCCCGAGGCAGAAATCATCGCACAACAAGAAGCCGCTGCCGCACAACAACAAGCAATGATTATGGCAGAACAACAGGCCAAGCTTGGAGGTGCCGCAGCAGGTAGACCAGCCATTGAAGCCCAACAACTGGCTCAGCTACAGCAAATGATGGCACAGCTACCACCTGAAGAAGCCGAAGCTATGGCGACCGCTCTCGCTGAAAAAGGGCTTGGTGGAGCAGGACCGGAACCAGAGGCAGAGGACGCGCTACCTGAGGGTGGTGGAGCACCGATTAGAGGGGAAGCATAATGGCACTTTCTAAACGAGATAAACTACGGAAGGCTATGCTTCTCAAAAAGCACAGGCTCAGTGGCGCCAATAAAGCTAAACGTACACCTGATCACCCGAAGAAAAGTCATATGGTACTCGCGCAAGAGGGTAGCCAACTCAAACTGATTCGTTTTGGGGAAAAGGGTGCGAGCACCGCAGGTAAGCCAAAAGCCGGTGAGTCTAGTCGCATGAAGAAAAAACGGGCTAGCTTTAAAGCGCGTCACGGTAAAAACATCGCCAAAGGCAAAATGAGCGCAGCTTACTGGGCCGATAAGGTGAAATGGTAATGGTTGACTACAACGAGATGATGGATGAGATGCGTCAAGGCGCACAGAAAGCGGATGCTTGTCCTGCCGCAACCCAGGACGTAGAAATAAACTTAGACAACCGTCAAAACGCACTGGACACGAAAGAGTATGGACCTGCTAACCCTGGGTTAGATGCTGAAGGCGGTAACCAAGAGTTTTGGCAACGTTACGCAGATCGATTTAACGACACGGTCGAAAACGTAATGACTATGCGTTGCGGCAACTGTAGCTTTTTTGATACCTCAGAAGACATGCAAGACTGCATTGCTACGGGCATTGGAGACGAGGGCGACCCAGAGTCTGCCGTAGACGCTGGTGATCTTGGATATTGCTCGGCGCTTGATTTTAAATGCGCGTCTCAAAGAGTCTGCATTATTTGGGCGGGGAACGCAGCATAATGGCGAAGAAAAAAACAAAAAGCCGTGTGAACGAAGCTGGTAACTATACAAAGCCGACTAAACGTAAGCGACTATTCAACGCGATAAAGGCTGGAACTAAAGGTGGTAAAGCAGGTCAGTGGTCTGCACGCAAGGCTCAGATGCTGGCTAAAAAGTACAAAGCTGCTGGTGGGGGCTACAAAGACTAATGGCTAAAAGCAAGCAGGCAGTAGACTTAGACCGCTGGAGTAAACAAGAATGGACCACTATGTCTGGAAAGAAAAGCAGTGAGACAGATGAGCCGTATGCACCGAAAGCAGTGATTGACAAACTACGATCAACTCGAGAAGGCAAGAAAAAATATCGCGCAGCAAAGCGGGTGAAAAAGAAAGCCACACGCCAAGGAAAACAACACGCCAAGCACGGACTTCATAAAGGTAAGGATCGATGAGTGAATACAGCGATAAAATGAAGGCGCATCGGCAAAGCCTGCCACAGGGCGGCACGATGGAGACCCGAAGTGTTTCAGACCAAACAAAACATGGGGCACCAGCAGCAACATACCGAATTACAAGTGTCTTGCCTAAAGGCGGTGACATCGACGAGCAGTTTGCTTTGATTGAGACTACTCGTCCCTATGGTGCGCCCGCATCTGATCCAAGCCAAAGAAAGATTGTCGTGGGTGACTCATTGCCCGAGGGAGAGGTCACAGCGATTACTCCAGATGGCATTCAGGTCATTCCTGATGAAGGAGACGAGTACGTCATCCCTCTGGGCGGAAGACCGGGCTACAAGCCGCCTGTGAGACAAAAGACATCGCCATCGCCAACGAACGCGGCGTTTAAGCACTATGAAGACATAATCCAATCAATAGCGGACTTTGATAAATTTAGAGGGTTTCATAGGTCTCGCGCTGACGCAGAATTTGAAGCAGACCTGTTAAGGAAAGTCGGTCCAGCCGGTGGAGCAAGTGACGATGACGAGCCCTATCGCGACGATTATGGAGAGGGTCTTGAGCCGTTTGAATTAAAGGCAAAACCCATGCCGTATATGCAACGCCGTGACATCGATGAAGAAACGATACAAGACAAGCGAGATCGCGGCGATCCTGAACAGGCACGAATAGACGCAACCTCAAATGCGTTTAGTCAGATGATCCGTCAAGCAGAGGTAGATCGGAGAAATCGATGAGTTTTAGAACAAACAATATTGAGTGTACCGGCTGTGACTTCTTTGAAGAGGAAGTGTTCTACCGTACCTCGGAAGGACCACCTGACTGCCCAGAGTGCGGCAGCGAACGCAAGATGAGCTTCAAAGGTTTTAGGTGTGCTGTTCATGGTCAAGGACCAGGGTCATTCGCCGCAGTCGACTTCGGTGTGCTCGGTAAAGCCGAAACCAAAGAAGACTACGACCGCTGTATCGCTACCATCGAAAAACGATTCCCAGGTAAGCGGGTCAACATTCAAGAAGAAACACGCGCGCAAAAAGCAGATCGACTCGATACCATGCGACACAATAGCTTCAAACGAAAGAAAGCCCGTGGCTGTGATGACCAAATGCTTAAAGAAGTATCCGCTCAAAATAAACGATACAAAGCGGAAGGTCGTGTACAACCAAAAGCACCGCCACCAGAGAGCAAATAATCATGGCACGACCACATAGAAATAAACTATCTGACGTGGAGTTAGTCGAATACGCGCAAACTCTGGCAGGCCAGAAAGAACGCATACTAAGAAAAGTTAAAGAAGATACGGTACGTGATTCAGTTGTCTATGAAGACCGTGAATCTGGTGAACAGCGTTCCCTCCCAAAAAAGTTTATCCGTGCTTTAGGTGCATCAACAACCTTCGAATTAGTCGACCCGAAGATTGATATTGTCAAGTCGACTGAATTAACATAGAAAACCATAGCGGTAAGACACCGCACCAGGAGTCAACAATGCCTACAGATCCGCAAACCGGCGAGCGTCTTCCATACCCAGGTGAGCCTGGATACAAAGGTGACGAACCAGCACCTGAGACAAAACAAGTCTCCGAAGAAGATGTTGACGCACTCTTGCAGCAGATCGACGAAGTACAAGGTGAAGCTGAAGCCGCAGGTGAAACTGCCGCCGCAAGCGAAGAAGGTGAAGAGGGCGGACAACAAGACCTCACACCACTCACTGAAATGCTCGGGGTTACTCCAGAACGTGCCGAAACGCTCTATGAAGCAGCACAGCAGTTGGCCAGCACACAAGGCAAAAGCCCCGAAGATCTTGCTAAGCTGATTGCCGACGACTTTAATATCCTCATGCAACTTGAAGTTATTGCCGCAAGAAGCATGAAGAACCAACCAGAGCCACCCGCAGCACCACCCGCAGGCCCCGAAGCCGCAGGTATGCCACCGGAAATGGCACCACCAGAGGGGATGTGATCTATGTGGAATGAAGATAATGAAGCTGTGGAAACAGTATCAACAGAAACAGCAACTGAAGCAGCACCAGCAGTGGAAGCGTCAGAACCCGTCGAAACGGTTGATGTCTCTGCAAGTGAGACTCAAGAAGCTACTCCTGTCGCAGTTGAAGAAGAGATTGAGGTTCCAGAAGTCTTCGACTGGAACGGAGAGTATGAAAGTCTTCACACATCAGGTTGGGTCAAACAGTTGGATGAAAATCTCCGTGACTCGGTACTGAAAGGTATTCAAGATAAATACCAGCATTGGCAACGTGGATACACCAACAAGTATCAAGAGTTAGCTAAGCAACGTAAAGAAGCGGACGAACTACTGAAAGAAGTACGGGAAAACGAAATTCGCGTACAACGATGGATGAACGGTGACGTAAATCCAATGGTCGAAAAACAACGCGAAATCGACGAAATGAAAGTCGCTCATCGTGCTGCACTAAAAGCGCTTCGAAGAGAAGCCGAAGCCGCACACGAAAAAGCTATACGCACACACGGCGAAGCTATGGAACAGGCCGCACGTGAACGTGATGAGGCACTGCAACACTATCAGCAGATCAATGAGAAGTTTCAATCATTCGAGACCCAGCAGGTCGAGACTCAGGTAGATGCACTCGAAGGCTGGCTGATAAAAGAACACAACGACATCTACGAAAATGATGAAGCGTTCGATGAATTCTGCCTACTCGCAAAAGCAAACATCCCTCCCGAAAGAGCGATGAAGATGGTGCGAGCAAACTACCCATCAGCAGTACCAGAAGTAGCACCCGAACCAGAACCGGCACCCGCGCCTGAACCAGAACCTGAGCCAGTACCCGAAGGTATGAAGCTTATGAACATGGGACCAGACACCGCTGCAGCTACCGAAGGTGGAGACCCCAGGTCCTATCAAGAGATGATGGAATCAATGCGTAAAGCTGCCATGGTTGAGAACGAATTAATCCTACGCAGCTAAATAAAAAAACCCCCGATGGCCTAAGCTACCGGGGGCTTTTCTTTGTCTACGCGACTTAGATACGCTCAAACTTGATGAACGGACGGATCACTCCAGCAGTAAGGGTCGCAGTGTTTTCTGCCCTGAAGTAAAGGGTTCTTGCTGTCGTAACAAGGAGGGGTGCATCAGCAGCAAACGTCAGCGCAGTGTCACCCTCACCAAGAGCGCCACCGACAGACAGCGCGCTGCCAATAGCACCGACTGCCCCTGAAATGAACGCTTTTGCAGCACAAATCTCAGCGCCGTCAGAGGCGGTACCAATCTTAATGTTGGTGCTCCCGGTTCCAACCGTCGCGGTTGTAAGAACGACTCCAGCATCAGTGAGAAGTGTTCCTGCGGGCTGTGTGAGTGTAAACTCGACATCGTTCGCTCCAGTCCCAATCAACGATGTCTCAGCACCAACCGCAGTACCGCTGGTAGAGACCATAGCGCTAGGAGCGATGATGGCTGTGCCAGAGGTAGCAACAGTGAGAACCGTACCGACCTTGACTGATCCAGTAGTCAGACTGACGCCTCCTGCGGTATCAGAAAGATACACAGGATCACCGATTGTGCCGCTGGCTGTGTTGATACCAGTCACGACCTTCCAGGGAAGAGCGAGAGGTGTATAGTCGCCAGATGCTCCCGCATAGTCAGCAACGTACAGAAGAGAACTATTCAGAGTAACTGCACCGTTTGCATCAGCCTTAGCAACACTCATAAAGTCGCCCTGAACACCAATGACACTGATAATGTCTCCAGCGGCAATAGCTTCTGAGCAGTAGACCTTGATAGCGTTCGAACGAGTCTTCGTTACACCAGCGATAATTTGTTCTTGTTTAAATTTAGCCATGATTTCTCCAGCCCCTCATGGGGGTTTCAAAAGCGCATAATCACGCAAGGAAATCTTAGCACAACAAACAAAAACATCAACTAGAAAGCAGACTAGTCGTCATCTACACCAAACTTATAATCAAAATCTTCCATCTCGTAGTCTTTAAATTCTTCCCCAAAATCTCCATCACGCATTTTCTTTAAGATTTCATCTTGTTGATCCCTAAGCTGTTTCATACTGTTTTGATCACTTAGGTTTCGAGGATATTTACGAAACTCTTTAATGTGCATGTCCAACATAGCAAGCATCACACGAGGATCTTCAATCTTCTTGATTACAGCACTATCGCTTCGTGGACGACGGTATCCGTCGAAGTAACGATTAAATTCAGTCGTAAATCTTTTATTGTTGTGGGCGCCACTAAATGTTTCGCCAATCAATTCCTGACTTCTTTTGTAGTCTTTGTAATCCTCAAACATATTGTATAGTGCGTCATACCCTCGCTGCTTGCTCTCAAGGTCTTGAAAAAGCTTTGAGTCACCGATTGATTCAAAAACATTTTTAATGTACCTCAACATAGGATTCTTCATATGGTCAGGCACTAAAAGATCGGCATTCAACGCGCCTTCAAGTCGTTCCGCTAAATTAACAGTCAAACGACCCAAACCAACTGACCTTTCAACCGACGTAAGATCTACCTGATTTGGTCGGGCCCTTGCCGCAAAGTCCCAGAGCCACGCGCCATCCATTGAATTAATACTTTCGTCATACGCGGACCTAAATGGATCAAGCTGAAGCTGTAATTCCGTCATCCGGTTAATCGCACCAATGTCGACGCTCTTTGGATAATTCTTGTAGGCTCTAGCTAATGCTTCATCGTATTGTTGTTTTAAAGAATTTCTCCAATGTACGGCAATTTGATTTAAGTCATGCACAAACTGTAAGTCATCACCACGATCTTCAAGTGCTTTAACGTAGCCTTCGTTGTCAAAATGCCGAGGTCTTCCAACAGGCTTGTTTATAAGTTTTTCGCCTGGTGCTCCCCGAAGCCACCTAGGTATGAATTCAGGGTTTTTACTAGAACTTATGGCTTTGTCGAGAAGATTCCGGTGAGGATTCAACTCAATTAGTTCACCAACATCAGTTTCTGTCGCCGCAGGCTCTCTACTCAGTTTTTTTTTACCTCAGGTCGTTCACGCGGAGC